GGTTCTGGTCAGCGTCGTCGTCTTGCTGATCAGAAAAAAGTTGCAGCCTCAATGCCAAATGTAATTGCTCAACAGATTACTGAAACACTCGAACTGCTTGAAAAACGCAAAGAGCAGGGCGTCAAAGTAGAGTCTATTTGGTCTGTAGAGCGCCAAGAGACCGGAACAATCTGTGTTGCTGAATGGATGGGTTTCTAATGGATAAGAAGCAATTTCAGGTTCTTCGTTGGAATGTCGAGGCTGATATTCGCAACTATGTGACAGATGAAGCATTGGTTAAAAGCATTGTAGACAACGTTATGCGGACTGTATTGGCCGACTTCTCTAATCAGGCTGTTATTAGGCAACGCAATAAACGTCATTTTCTAACCTTCAGGCGCAACCCTGAAGCCATTGTGCCCAGTTGGGCATACCGTAAGCCTGGCACTGTTCCTGGCTTTCCAACTCTGAGATAAGGGCATTACATGTCAAACGTTATCGTTGTTGAAGTAACTGGTAATCACCGCAGTGGTACTGCCGCTAAATCTGGTAAGCCATACTGTATGTTTGAAGCATACGCTCACTTGCCGAATATCCCGTACCCGCAGAAGTGTACCTTCTACGCAGAAACTCCCCAGCAGGTTCCTCAGCCTGGAAAGTATGAGTGTGATGTTATTGCGCAAGTTCGTGATGACCGTCTTATTTTTGAAGTTGATCCTCGTCAAGGCCGTCGTGTTAGCACCGCTTCTGCACAAGTTGGTGCAGTTAAGAGTTAAATCGAGATGTCTGGTTTTGTTCGCTGCACTGGCGAGCTAAAAGCTGAGGGTGGTTATCCTCAGTGTTCGGGATCTTGGGAGGTTGTTCAAGTTCAACCTCCCTTTGATCCATCCCAGCTAGATCCAATTATCTTGGGTCAAGCATTCGGCGCCGGATTTACCTTGGTAGCAACCTTCATGGTTTTTGCTATGGGTATTCGTGCGTTTTTAAACTTAATTAAATCAAGTTGAGGCTTTTATGCTTAAAAAAATCGGAAAGAAAAGTGCAGCTGCTGTTTTCTTCACTGCCGCAATTTCGGCTAATGCGTTCGCAGCGGGTACGACCTGGGATTACTCAAGCCTGACATCTAGCGTCGATTTCTCCACGATTAGTGTTGGTGTTCTGGCTGTAGCGGCATTACTTGCTGCTGTTTATGCTGGCATCAAAGGCGCAAAAATCGTTCTCGCTTTCTTGCGTTAAGAGCGTTGCTTAACAAAGGGCTCTTCGTGAGCCCTTTTTAATACATTTGGTTAAATATTGAGATTATATCCATAATGGATCAGCTCTATTATTTTTCAATGTTTGTCATTGGCTCAAGTTGCGCTTTCGCTGTTTTCTGGGGTTGGTGACGTGAGAAAACTATTTTTATTTATCTTTTTTGCTTTATTTGATCTCTCCTTCAATAGTGCTTTTGCAGTCGAGGCAAAATATAGCTGCCATTACGATCTCAACCCGAATATTTATTTGGGTAAAGATATGTGTAAAGATCATGGGTATATTTACTCAAGCCCTGTTGCAGCTGCTAAAGCTCTTGGCCTTGCTCAAGAACAATATCAACGTGAGGCATGGTCATCCGACTTTATTTCTTTTTTTAGGACCAATCCGGAGTGTATAAAATTATCGACGCCTTATTATGCATTTAGCTGTACTTATACAGCCTCGTTAAAGCGTAAAGATCGTGATGGTAAAATCATCACCGGCAACTATGAGACTTTCTATGTGTCTGTTGCTGCTCAACACTCCTGCCAAGAAGCCACTGTTCTTAAGGGCTCTATAGGTCCTGTCATTCCTTCTCAGACAGATGGAAAGCGTTATGTGCTTTCTCAATCACCTGGCGAGACTGTTTGTACGTCATCTTGCAACTACAACTTTAAGGCTACAGAAAAGTGCTATTTAACAATAGGCTCTCAAACGGAAGGTTTCTGCAATTTTAACTATGTTCTAAAAACAATTAATGGTGTTGAGTCAACCTGCATTACCGACCCTAACATTAAACCTGCTGAGATCGGCGATGAGCTTGGTGATAAGTGCCCAGAGGGTTATGAATTTGCTAATGGCTCCAAGATGTGTACGCCAATTCCTTGCCCTGAAGGCTTTGAGCGGTTAGATGGTGGTGGAACTTGTACGGCTATCCCTGGGACGCCAGGTGGTGGTGACCCTAATCCGGACGGCGGTACAAATCCTGGTGCTGGTGATGGTGGACCCAATCCCGGTGGTGGTACTAACCCAGGTTCCGATGGAGGGACCAATCCTGGCGACGGTAATGGAGGTATTAACCCAGGTGGAAATGGAGGTGCTAATCCTGGTGGTAACGGTGGTACTAATCCTGGTGGTAGTGACGATGGTAAAAATCCCGGTGTGGAGACTTTTACTAACCCTGGATATTTAGACTTGTCCGCTTCAGTGGCTGGTCGTGGTGATCAAGTCAAATCGCAAGTTATGGATATGAAGCAAAAAATGGTTTCGTCTAACACTTTCACGGCTGCCAAAACAGCTTATAGCGCATCCTCACATGCTTCAGCTATTTGCCCTGTTGGTTCAGTGACTTTGTTTGCAAAGGAAATTGTTTTTGATAGCCACTGCAAATTGTTTTTGCTTATAGCTCCGGTCTTGAAAGCAGTTTTCATCGCTATTTGGTCTTTTCTTGCCGTTCGTATCGTCCTGACTGCTTGAGGTGATGTATGTTGTCTTCACTTGCTTCGTGGTTTAAATCAATTTTCGAGCAAATTGCAACTTGGATAATCGACGTCATTTTCATGGTGTTCGGTTGGATGTGGGATGCTCTTATGTTTCTGCTCGATTCTCTTGGGCTGGCTGATCAAATCCGAACATCTGCAACTGCTTTTGATGGTATCCCAGATTCTGTCTGGTATTTTATGAATATTTTCCAAATTCAGTTTGGCCTGGGTTTCATACTTGTTGCGTATCTTATTCGTTTCATGATTCGTCGTATTCCGGTGATCGGCTAATGGCTATTCATGCTTGTTGGTAAACCAGGACACGGAAAGACCTATGGAGTCGTCGAGCGTGTTGTTATTCCATCGCTCAAGCAGGGCCGGCATGTTGTGACCAACATTCCATTGAATGCTGACGAATTGCTGGCTGATTTTGGCGGAACCATTCAGCAATTGCCTATTGATTGGTTTGAACTTCCTGACTTATCTGAATACGTACTTAATGGTTGTGTTTTAATCATTGACGAAGCATGGCGTCGTTGGCCTCAGGGTCAGAAATCTAATCAAGCTAATCCTTGGGATAAAACTTTATTAGCTGAGCACCGTCACATGGTTGACGCGAGAAATAACTCGATGCGTATTGTCATAGTTACTCAGGATCTTTCTCAGATTCCAAGCTGGGCAAGAACTCTTATTGAAACTACATTTCGCGTCGTCAAAATATCCAAAAAGCTTTATCGGGTTGATGTTTATTCGGGTGTTGTTACAGGTGATAAACCACCTGTTTCTAACAGAATCCGACAATTCCCGGGTCGCTTCGACAAGGCTATTCAGTGTTATTACCAATCAGCTACCCATTCCGCTACTGGTACTGTTGGTGATGAGTCTGTGGCTGACAAAAGTGCATCTTTTTTACGGTCATATGGATTATGGTCGTTAATTGCTATTGTCGTTTTGGGTTTGCTTTTCGGAATTTTTGGTATCAAGAGTTTTTTCAGCAATTCATCTGTCCAGGTGCATCAGGATTTACCTCAGCAAAAAACTGTAGATCAGGTTCAGGCGTCTAAACTTGCTCCTATTGCTCCACCTGTTATCTATTCAGAGTCTTGGCGGCTGACCGGATTTGTCCATCCATCTGAACCTGATCCTAATGCAAAATTTGATTCTTCTGTTGCCGTGCTGGTCGATAACTCCGGTCATACGCGTTACATATCGTTTTCAGCCTGTCGTTTTTTCTCTGATTTCAAAGAGGCTTATTGTGATGTAGATGGTGAACGTGTCACCACTTGGACAACACAAAAATCCTCATTTGCTATGCCTCCCATTATCGGGGGCTTAGGCGGTGGGGCAGCTCAGCGTAGCGCAAGCAGCCCATCCGGCTAAGCCAACCCTTATCTAGGTATATTTATGAAGACTTTACGCTCTTTCCTGCTTGCTGTTCTTCTAGCGGCCACTTTTTCTATTTTTGCTAATGATCAAAGGATGAACTTTGATTTTGATGCTATTCCGACGAAAACCGCATTACAGCTTATTGCAGACTTTTCACGGCTCAATTTGATTGGTGCAGATGATGTTGACGGCACTCTTACAATGCGCATGAAAGATGTTACTTGGCAGGATGCTCTAGAGTACGTTGCAAAAACTAAAAACCTTCATCATTCAATTGAGGGTAGTGTTTTATATGTCTCCCGTGATCCCAAGTATTTTGACCTTCTTGATTCGCCTTTGCCGGTGAGCAGGGACGATAACAAAAATACGATTTTCAACATAAAACACATGCTTGCGTCTGAGGCCATTGAAGGGTTTCCGCTTTTCTCCAAAGAATTCAATCAAGAATCTCTTGCTGCGAATGATGCTTCAGGCGTTGTAGTGGCTCGTCTTTCCCCACCCCGGATCGAGGAGTTGGCCACGTATCTTCGGGCCGTGGATTTTCCTCGTGCTCAGCTGATGATTGAGTCGCGGATCGTTGAGGTGGATCGGTCTTTTTCCAAACAACTTGGTGTTAATTGGTCTGGAACCATCAACGCCGGAAATTTTGTAGGAAAAACTGCTGGTACTTTTGTTGATACCGGTTCTTTACCTGTTAGTGGTGGCATTGGCTTTGTCTCCAGCTCAGCGATTCTGGATCTGGAATTAGCTGCGATGGAGAAGGGTGGGTATGGAAAGGTTATATCTCGACCAAACGTCTTTGCCCGCGATAAGCAACAAGCTCGGATCGTAAAAGGTACCGAGGTTCCTTATCAGCAGACTGCAGGGCAGGGGGCTACTTCAACCTCATTTAAGGAGGCTGCGCTTTCTCTCGATGTGACTCCATTTGTCGATGACACTGGCGTAAGGCTCGACATCAAGCTTGCCAAGGATGAGCCTGATTTTGCCAACGCGCTCAATGGTGTTCCGCCGATTAAAACGGTCTCTCTAGCCTCAAATGTCCGCGTGAAGCTCGGTGCCACCGTTGCGCTTGGTGGTGTGTACTCGACCATTGAGACAACACAGGAGCATCGCGTTCCTGGTCTTGCTTCGATCCCGTTTCTTGGTCGTATTTTCCGTTATGAAACGCAATCGACCTCGACAGCGGAGCTGATTCTTTTCATTACTCCAACATTGGTTCCGCCGGCTGATGTTGCTCAAACTATTTAAAGTGCTCGCTTATAACTAAACTAAATGATTATTTAGTATAGTTATTTCTTGATCGAATATAATAAGGGTAGGGTAGCTCATTCGCTCTATTAAGGACCAGTGGCCCTGCTTGCTTTCCAGTCACTCAAGCTTCGCCATTTTGGTACCTTAAAGGTTGTCTGAAGCGTTTATTTCTCACTAATCAGCCACTACATATCAGATTATGGTACCTTTTTGCCTTCGCCACTCGGTTTGGAGGTCGCTATGCTGATCAAGATCCAAGACGCACCTGAGGAATTGGTGCAGACGTTGAAGGAAATCACGGGAGCTCAGACAGGCTCTAAGGCTTTCCTCCATGCAGCTGAGCTCATGCTTAAGCTGGATGCCATAACGGAGAAGCAAAGCACCGAGATCTTTGCACTGCGTCGTGAGCTGGAGCAGCATCGCATTCTCGTTCGATCACTCCAACAAAGCGCCCAGTCGATAGTTGAGCTAGCAGCGAAAGATCCCAAAACGATCAAAATTGATGCTGATGACGACTACGCCTGGTGGGCACCTGAAGAAACAGCTACGGGCTCGTAACGTCGTTTGACCCTGTTATTTCGCACTGGCATCTGTGGGTGTTGCTAGTAGCAACACCTGGTTCCGATGAGCAGCCTGATTTTTCGCGCCCGCGAAAATCGCAGTGCGATCTGGCTTCCAAATGGATCCTATGAACGAACTGGCGTCAGAATTATCGTGCCGTCAGGTTGTTTTTCCATGTCCAGCTTGTCACCGCAGGCCAACCCGATAGTCGCCAGAAGATCGTCAGGCAAAGGTATGATCAGATCATCGGTCCCATCAGCAGCGTTTTGGCAGGTGACGATCCAGCGTTTATTTTCAGAGCCAGGTGTTGGGTTCATATTTTTCCCAGGTGATCAAATGACAGAGCCAATTCATGATGCAGCGGCAGAAGCACAGCGGCCATCGTAATGTTCTTGGCGGTGTTTTTCTCGCACGCGAGAAATTCGACCTGGCCGGCCTGATCAACAGGTGA